CAGTGTTCTTTATGATGTCATCCATGCCGTGATCTCTAAGCCACTGAAAAGCCTCGGCTTTACGAGCTGCAGAAATACTAGCGGAATAGAAATCTTTAAGCTCGACCTTAGAGCCATCGTCCATCATGAACGCCTTCATGCCTGTCTCCGCAAGGGCTTCAGGTATCGCCTGCTCAGTCAACTTTCTAAACTGATCCTTGCGCTCTTTAATGACTTCTTCCAATTCTTCGACTTCGGTCTGCAGAACTTTAGCTCTTTTAGCTAAGGCTGCTATACCTTTAATCTCGTCGTCGTTAATAATTAGCGCACTTGCGTCTGTTTCAAAGTCAATCATCATCACCTCCTCGGTGCGGGAATATATCAATCTGGATCGGGAGATAACGCCTTTCTTGTTTGTCCCACTTCAGGCACTTAAACCTTCCACTATTCTTAGCAGCCGCTACGGTTGCAAGTATTGCAATAGCCGTCGGGTCACCAATAAATAAAAGATAGTCATCGTCGCTAAACTTTTCTAGCACACGCTTGATCCGTGACACGGTAGGCGCGGACGAGAATATAATTTGAGACTGCGACGGAGGCAGAACCACTTCTATCTCGCCATAATCTAATGCGGGCGCGATGTTGTGTTTCGGACTTTCAGAGACAACAAAAACTTTTGGCACTTCATTCTCCTTTCTTTAGGTTTCGCAAAAGCGAACAAGCAGTGTACAATGAACTTCTCAGCGGCTGCAAGTCGCTTTGCATAGAAAGGAGAAAAAAATGGAAGACATCTGGCTTGAGCGTTATGCGTTTAAAAATAAGCCCTTTGACCATCAGCGTAAGTATCTGGAAAGGTTCTGGAAAAAGCCTGTAGCTGCGTTGTTTGCTGACATGGGTACTGGCAAAAGTTTCATGGTGATTAATAATATCGCTATGCTTTATGACGTGGGCAAAGTTAACTCAGCGCTTATCATCGCGCCGAAAGGCGTGTACAGGAATTGGGTCGATCAAGAACTGCCAAAGCATTTGCCTGACCATATCCTACATCGCACGGCGCTGTGGACACCTAACCCGCGCAAGGCCGAGAAGATTGGCCTAGAAAAACTGTGGGACGTGTCCGACGATTTAAAGATCCTTGTCATGAACGTGGAGGCTCTGTCCACGAAAAAAGGTATGGAGTACGCCAAGCGTTTTGCAATGTACACCAAGTGCTTTATGGCGATTGACGAGAGCACGACGATCAAAACGCCGACCGCCAAGCGTGCAAAGAATGTGTTAAAGGTCGGCCAGCAGGCGTTGTATCGACGGATCATGACAGGGTCGCCCGTGACTCGGAGCCCTATGGATCTGTATCAGCAGTGTGCTTTTCTGTCAGAGGAGTGCCTCGATGCGCCTAGCTTTTACTCGTTCCGAGCACGGTATGCCATCGTCATAGAGCAACAGATGGGTTCGCACAGCTTTAAGAAAATCGTTGGTTATAGAAAGCTTGATGAGCTTAAAGAGAAGCTTGATCGATTTAGCTATCGCGTGACCAAAGAAGAATGCTTAGATCTGCCACCAAAGGTCTTTATCAAGCGCGAAGTAGTGCTGACGCCCGAACAGCTACAGGCTTACAACGACATGAAGACAATGGCCTTGGCGCTATTCGATCAAGGCATGACGACGACAGTCAACGCCCTGACTCAGTTGATGAGGCTGCATCAGATCACCTGTGGTCACTCAAAGCTTGACGACGGGACAGAGATCAACATCCCAACAAACAGGGTTACTGAAATGATGTCCGTGGTCGAAGAGACATCAGGCAAGGTCATCATATGGGCGAACTACCGCCACGACATCGAATCCATCAAGCTTGCTCTGCAGAAAGAGTACGGCATGGCTGCAGTCGGCACGTACTATGGTGACACGGATGATGAGGAGCGCAGGCGCGTGGTCCGTGAATTCCAAGACCCGGACAGCGAGCTGAGGTTCTTTGTTGGCAACCCGAGGACAGGTGGGTACGGACTTACGCTCACAGCAGCGGATACAGTTGTGTACTTTAGTAACAGCTTTGACTTGGAAGTGCGTTTGCAGTCAGAGGATCGCGCTCACCGGATCGGGCAAACTAAATCGGTAACTTATGTAGATCTTTTTGTACCTGGCACAATTGACGAAAAGATAGTAAAAGCCCTGCGAGCTAAAATTGATATTGCCAACGAGGTGCTTGGCGAGGAGATGAAGAATTGGTTGATTTAATACCTATAAGAAAGTTGTATCAATATGCCTCATTGCAGAGGCAAGACCTGCCCGAAGGTCGTAGGTATATCTACGGTGAGCAGAAACTGCCTAGCGTGACTACTGTTCTGTCAGCCACAAAGAAAGACAAGGGTGCTCTCGACGCTTGGGTCAAGCGCGTAGGTGAGGAGGAAGCTGACCGTATTAAGAACGAGGCAGGTTTAGTGGGGACATATCTGCACGAAGTCATTGAACGGATGGTCGCCTATCGAGACCTGCCAAGACCTACAAGGTGGGAGATGTGCAAAGGTTACGAGCTCGGCTACAAGATTATCAACACGTACTTTCACAACGTGAATGAGATCTGGGGATCAGAAGTTTCACTGTACTATCCTGAAAAGTATGCAGGGACAACTGACTTGGTCGGCGTTTACAGGGACAAGCCTGCCATCATCGATTTTAAGCAAAGCAACAAGCCAAAGAAGCGCGAGTGGATTGAGGATTATTTTTGTCAGCTTGCAGCCTATGCCTTGGCTCATGACATCATCCACGGCACTAACATCGACAACGCTGTGATCTTGATGGCTGTAAGATCAGACGGCTCCACTGCAGAGTTTTCTACAGCAGGCCGAGAGTTCCAAGGCTATAAAGACATCTGGATGCGTCGAGTTGACGAGTTTCATGAGAGTAGTAAAAAATAGATAGTTGCACTTAGTAGTAAAGTGTAGTATAATGACTTTGTCATCTGAGAGATGGCAGTTCTTTAAAAATCAATACAGGAGAAAGTTATGGATTATCCCAAGCCATTAGAGCACGAGTGCGGATGCAAGGTTTCTTGGAGGACGTATGAAAGCCTAGTAGAAGCGGAGCAAGCAGCAAAGGTGGCTGCTGTAAAAAGGGATGCTGATTTAGCAGAGGGCTACGATTTTGGTTATCAGTGGCCTAGCACCATAAATCAAAATGACGACAGCACTTACACTGTGGTCTGCCCGTAAAGAAAAGGCCCCTAGTTAGGGGCCTTTTTTAAAGACATGTGGATGCGTCGAGTTGACGAGTTTCACGAAGCACAAGAGATGACAGGAGTACGCAATGAGCAAGAAAATGACTGAGCTATTCAATTCCGTGCCGATCAAGAAGACACGGAATCAAAAACTTATGGAGAAAATAAACGCTTCCGACGTAGCTCCTTTAAATGAACAAAAAGGTGTTGTGACTCAACAGCAGTGGAAATTTATTATGAGCCTTTGTGAGGATGAGGGAAAAGTCACCCTAAAGGAGGCTGCTATTAGAGCAGGTTATCCCGAAGAACGTGCTACTCAAACCGCAAATGATCTTACTAACGCAGGCAAATACCCTCAGATAGTTGCAGCTATCAAAGAGTACCGCTACGAATTGGCGGAGAAATACGGCACTAACTTTCAAAGACACATGCGTGATCTTCAACAAATAAGAGATGCAGCACTAGAAGCAGGCAATTATGGCGCAGCAGTCTCTGCCGAATTTAGGCGAGGACAAGCATTAGGCACGATTTATATCGACCGGAAAGAGATTCGACACGGAACAATTGATAGTATGTCAAAAGAAGAAGTACAAAGAAAACTTGAGGAGATTAAAGCTATGTATGGCTCACCTCCTCAAGAGATATTAGATGTAACCCCCGACAAAATAGAGGATGAGGCTGTTAGTGATCAACCTACTATGCTTGAGGCGATGAAGAATGGCGAAAGGTCCCGAAGGATTGTTGTACAAAAAACTGAAGGAGAACCTGCCGAATTCGATAATGGTGAGGTTGGAGAACAGAGTAGGACTGGGTCTACCGGACTGTCTGATAGGTCTTCCGAAAAAGGGATACCTAATGATGGAACTGAAGGTAGTGACGAGCGGGAAGAAAGTAAGGCTGAGTCCTCATCAAATAGCGTTTGCACTGAGCCACGCGAAGATGGGTCTGCCGACATATTTCCTAGTGGAGTGGCATCCGAAGGGGACAGAGAAAAGGACTGAACGGCAGCTCCTTCTTTACCACGGTAGCCAAGGTCAACAACTACTCATTCAGGGTGTAGACGTTGAGCCTATGGCTAGTTGGACGATGGATAAGATCAACTGGGAAAAACTTAGAGACCTTTTATGCTAGTCGCTCCTCTGGGAATAGCTGCTGCATCATCTCTCTGCTTTGCGAGTTGGCAGGTCCTTGAGCCAAGACGGGCGTTGCAGATTCTTCATTAGTAGGTTCACCTAAACCTGGCACTCCTCTTGTTGACGGAGCGGGTGGAATCTTGCGGAGCATTTGACTAGCTACTGGCACCGAAGGCGCAGGCATCGAAGCCTGTTCGTCCTCTATGAAAAGCGGATCAGAGGGGGCTAAAGGTCTTTCCTCACCTTCCTCTAGTTCTCCTAACGCACTAAACGGAGCGGAGTACAAATAATTCTGAAGGTACCTTGCTCCTTCAATAAGTTTTCTTTTAGGTGCAATGTCTGTTAGTAACAGGACTTTGTAAAGCTTAGGATCAGTAACAGCGTCTGCCATCAGTTTTGCCGCCTGATCACCTGTCATCATGTTTAAATATTCTCTTGCTCGGTTAGCCATAAATTGAGGCAGGACAAGCCCTCCCCCGACACCAAACAAATCTCCAATCCTGTCCGCTGCCGCAGTACCTGAGAGGACTGCTCCTAGTTGCAAAATATTATTAGCCTTGTCATCGAACAAGGTTTTCAATTCTGCGGGGCTAAGTTTTTCTAGCTTACCAAGGGTGTCTGCAATGTTCGTTACTCTTTTTATCTCGTCATCATTCATGCCTAACGAGCGCATTACGTCTAGGTTGTCTAACAGATCCCGTTTAAGAGTTGCCGCAGAAGGTATAATTTCTTTTTGCGTGCCCACCCCTGGAACGGGTGTCTCGATTATTGGAGCACCTTCTTTACCACGAGCTATTATGTAACGTAAGAATTCCGATTGAACTTGGGCTTTTCCTTCAGGGTCAAGACCCCTAACTATTAAGGCGGCTCTTTCAGGGTCTCTTAGGTAAGTCTCCACGTCTCTGCCTTGAAGCGCGAGGCTCCTAAGCTCTTGAACTGCTTCATTTGTATCCCCCCTTGCTAGTTGAGATTGAGTAGCCAACGTGCTCTGTTTGATACTTTGTGATACATTTTGCCCCGTTAGGCTGTCGTCAAAGGATTGAAAAACAGCGTCTTCTATCACTTTATATTGGGAATAAATAGCGTCTGTTTCAGCGAGCTCTTCTGCCGCCTCATCGGAAACATTGTTCCTGATGAAATTAGTAAGCTGTTCTTCTGCTACACCATAAAGGTCTCTTACCTCTAGGTTTCCTCCTGTTCTTCTTAGTTTTCTTCTCTCCTCTCTTATTTTAGAACGAATATTAATAGCATCGCTTGTGCTTGTTATGTTTAAAGGAGCT